ATTGGAGCGACAGGTTGAAGAAATTTATCGCATCCTTCTTTCTCGCAATAACTCTTAGCGGTTGTTCATACCAAGGCTGGGTTCGTTACCCCTGCCAAGAGTTTGAGAACTGGGAAAAGCCTGAGTGTAATCCTCCACAATGCGAGGTAACAGGCAACTGCACTATTGATCTACTACCAGAGGTATTTGATGAAGCGCCCTGAAAGATATACACCTGAAGAACTCCACGCTAGATTGATTGTCAGCATTGGCATCATCTTAGCAATCGTATTTGCTGGCTCAGTGTTCTCATTACTCTGGGCTTTAGTTTTTGTAACTCAACCAATGAAGCAAGCACCTAATGATGCAGCCTTTATTGATTTAGTTTCTACCCTGACTGTGTTCCTTACTGGAACCCTAGCAGGAATTGTATCTGCCAATGGACTCAAGAGTAAGAAGAAGGAAGATGAACCCAAATGAAACCTGTTGTAAAGAAAGCCACGCCTGCCGCTATTGCTGTCCTTCGACAAGCCACAGCGATCAAACCTTTACGCAAGAAGGCCTCGGATGGCCTATTGCCATCAGCAGCACACATCAATCAGAATCCTGATTCAGACCACAACACAGGTTATGCAGTTGATTTAACCCACGACAAACTAGGTGGGATTGACTGTGATGACATCTTTCAGAAGTTAAAAGAAGACAAGCGAGTAAAGTATCTAATCTTCAAAGGCAAGATCTGGTCAGCAGAGCGAGCCGATGAAGGTGACCGTGTATATACAGGTAGCAACAAACACAATAAGCACCTGCATATTTCCATCAACGATGGAATGGGCAACGATACAAGCCCTTGGTTCTGGTGGATGAATCAACCAAGGATCATCAATCAGATTAAAGCAAAAACAATCCCTGCGCCTACTAAGAAGTTGGCTAAGGAAGAAGTTTGTACCTGTTGCAAATTGCACGGTGCAAATTCCTAATCCCCATAGGAGGAAACAATGAACACAGAAAAAATCAAAGCAATCGCAGTTACATACTTGCGTGCAGGAGTGGCATCAGTGCTGGCCTTGTACCTTGCAGGTGTGACAGATCCAAAGGCTCTGCTTATGGCAGGAGTTGCAGCAGTAGCAGGTCCATTGCTTAAGGCAATTGACCCATCTGCTACAGAGTTTGGACGTGGGTCTAAGTAACCCACCAGTGCGAGGCAGAAGAGGCTCACCCCGAAAGGGGTGGGCTTCTTTTTTTATGCCATAAAACTAATTGATACCTGAGTTGCTATCCCCTGATAGGTGGGTCTTGAGCCTGTGGCAGTTAGCGCAAAGGGTCTGTAGATTGTGGGGTACATTATTAAAACGGTCACCGTCTATGTGGTCCACATCTAATTGGCTGATATGTACTGGCTTGAAGTTACACTGCTCGCAATAGTCCTTACGGTATGCGTGGTAAGGGGACCGCAGTTTCATCTGATTGAACTTGTATACGGTATTGCACCTGTATCTACCAGACAAAGGCTTAGACTTGTCCCGCATCTTTAATCTGGTAGGACCACAAACCGAGCACATTCCTGTGCGTTCTTCTTCGTTGATCTCAGAGAGTCTGTGTTTCATCTTTGTCTACTGGACAAGGGACAGTGACGATGTTGCCACAACTAACACAGGTACCATCAAGGAAGTACCAGACCAGTTCGTGTTCTTCAAAGGATGCCATTATAGAAAAGACTTGTGAGCCACAGGGACAGACGTGTACTGGACCCAAACCTCGCAGGTCAGTACCAAATTTATCTGGTAGTTTAGACCTGAATTTCGGCAGCCTTGGTAGACGGAGCCGCAAAGTCAGTACCGTACCATCGTGCCCCTCTGGGGCACCCTTTTTTATTCGCCTCACGGCTCATATTGTAGTAACTAGTAGCGTTGCTAACGCAACGACACGCCGATCACTGATATGATTCCAGTATGACAACAATCGCAGCGATAGAAGGAATTGACTACGCAGTTCTAGTAGCAGATTCACAGATCACCGAAGATAATCTCGTGACTCTTGCAACCAGTACACCTAAGATCGTTGAGGTTGGCAAGTTTCTAGTAGGTATCTCAGGGGACACACGACCAGGTGACATCCTCGCCTACAACTGGAAGCCACCCGTGTATCGTGGCGAAGATCCAGCACAGTTTATGGGTAAGAAAGTTATACCCAGTATCAACACAGCATTCAACGACAACAACTACGACTACAACAAGGTGGACAAAGATGGTGGCTTCGATTATCTCATTGCTTTTAACGGCAACATCTTTCGGATTGCTTGTGATCTCTCTTTTTTCCAAGCAAATCACGGAACGTATGGCATTGGTAGTGGGGGTCAACTTGCTCTTGGCTACCTGTATTCAATTGTCAAGCCTGATATGGACTTAGCCTACGCCAAGAGACACGCCCGTAAAGCAGTAGAGATTGCGTCGGTCCTTGACTCCAATACTGGTAAGCCCATACAGTTAGTGGTCCAGGAAAGGATGTAGTTATGGAACTAAAACAAATAGCAATGACAGATGAATACTCTGCTCACTACTTTTATGAGATGGGTTGGAAGGCTTGCAGATTAGCCTACAAGTTACACGAAGAGGCTAACAATGACAGCGACTGACCCAAAGGAACTGCTGCTCACTGCACTGCGTGCAGGTGATGCGAAGCGTTCACGTTCTACACAGATACAGATAGGACCATCAGAGTTAGGTGGCTGTCGTCGTAAGGTCTGGTACAGATTAAACGATCAACCTGAAACCAATGAGAACGAGATGAAACTCGCTGCCATTATGGGTACTGCTATCCACGCAGAGATTGAGCGAGCACTAGCAGATAACCCTGACGTGATGATTGAAACATCTGTTGAGTACAACGGAATGAAAGCACACATTGACTGCTTTGTACCAGGGACTGGCGATGTCATTGACTGGAAGACAAGCAAAGTTAAGAACCTTTCATACTTCCCATCAACGCAACAGCGTTGGCAGGTACAGACATACGGTTACCTGCTGGCAAAGAATGGTTACGAAGTAAAGCGTGTGTCACTGGTTGCTATTGCACGTGATGGTGACGAACGTGATGTAAAGGTACATACAGAAGATTACGATGAGTCAGTTGCACTGCAAGCATTGAACTGGTTAGAAGCAATCAAGATGTCAACAGAGGCACCAGATCCAGAACGAGATGCAAGTTACTGTCAGTTCTATTGTAAGTTCTACGACGCATCAGGTGAGATGGGATGCGTTGGTATAAAAAAAGAACATACAGCAGTCAGTGATGTAGTCATTGATGATGCTGACATTGACAGGAATGCACTGCTGTACTTACAATTAGCAGCGCAGATTAAAGAGTTAGAAAAGCACCAAGATTCTTTGAAGACTTCTTTCGAGGGACTACTAGGTACAACACCTAGTGGAATAGAAGTCAGTTGGACAACTGTCAAGGGTCGTGAAAGTATTGACAGTGAAGAGGTAGAGAAACTGATTGGGTTTGTACCTAAGAAGTTTGGCAGTGAATCACAAAGGTTAAACATCAAACAAACTGGAGGAAAGTAAATGGCTACAGAAGGAACTAAGTACCAGATCAATTACAAGTTGCACGACGGTACACTTATTAATCTTTACGCAGCAGATGTAAAGGAATTAGAGACAGGTCTAACAGATCTATCTATGGTTGCAACACTTATTAAGTCAACGGGAAAAGAACTTGGCGGCGTTCCAACACAACCGTCCCCAAGCGTAGAGTCAATCGCTCAGTCATTTAATGCAACTCCAGTAGTACCACCTGCTCCAGTAGTTACTGAAGGACAGGCACCAACCTGTAAGCACGGCAATATGGTGCACCGTACTGGTACTTCAGCACGAGGACCTTGGAGAGCGTGGATGTGTTCTGCACCAAAGGGTGCAACAGATAAGTGCGACCCTATCTTCTTGAGATAATACGATGCGGGAACCTCGTGAGTACGAGAACCCGCTATGTGCACAGATAGGTGGAGACTTCTGGTTCCCTGACAAAGAGGGAACAGTAAGTTTCAGTGAGAGTCAGTATGCGAAATCAATCTGCAAAAGTTGTACTCATAAGATCGAATGCGCTGAGTGGGGAATCCACAAGGAAGACTTCGGTATATGGGGTGGGCTTGCACCACGTGAACGCCTAGCAGTAAGAAGAGTTCGCAGAATAAATCTTGGAGGGGATGAGGAAGTTGCTTGATCTAAAGAGGGCGCTAGGCACCAGCACTACTAAGGCTGTGCCATTGCCCGATGTATGGACTGGGTTGGCTAGTGAGTCCATCAAGTTTAGACGAGGGCAAGTATGTATGGTTGCTGCTGCACCTAATGCTGGTAAGAGTATGTTCTCTCTTGTCTATGCAATCAAGGCAAAGGTACCAACACTTTTCTTTTCCGCAGATACTGATACTGCTACGGTGCTAATGCGATCTGCAGCCCAGATCTCAGGGCATACACAGTTAACAGTTGAAACCAATATGGATTACAAACCTGACTACTACGCTGAACATCTCAACAAGATGTCACATATACAGTGGGTCTTTGATTCAAGTCCATCATTAGATGACATTGAATTAGAAATCAAAGCCTACGTTGAACTGTATGGAATAGCACCTGAGTTAATTATCATTGATAACTTAATGAATGTTGCAGCCGAAACAGACAATGAATGGGCTGGGCTACGTGCAATTATGATGGAGTTGCACGATATGGCACGCAAGACAGAGGCTTGTGTCTTAGTACTTCATCACGTATCAGAGCAGAGTGAGTACGGTTCACCAATGATGCCACCACCACGTCGTGCTATACACGGCAAGGTCAGTCAGTTACCAGCGTTGATCTTAACGCTTGGTTATGAGCCAGGCCAAGGTGGAGGAATGTTGCGTGTGGCTGCGGTAAAGAATCGTTTTGGTCCACACACAGCAGATGCCTCGAAATGGGCTACACTATTTGTTAACTTCGCATCGTGTCAGATAGGAGATCAAGATGCACAAGGCAGAGCATACTTGCGGGTCTGATGGCTAACAAGAACGGAAGAAAAGGTTCTCAGTTTGAGACAGATGTTATGAAATGGTTACGTAGTAAAAGCGTAATAGCAGAACGTCTGACTAAGGCTGGGGCAAAGGATGAGGGAGATATGGTTGTTATCATATCTGGAGAAACCTACATCCTTGAACTCAAGAACAGGCAGACCCTTTCCCTGCCTGAGTTCTGGAGAGAAGCGCAAGTTGAGGCGCTTAACTATGCAAAGGCAAGAGGTATCGGGGAAGTACCTATGTCTTACGTTGTAGTTAAGCGTCGCAACGCATCAATAGATCAGGCTTGGGTAATCCAAGACTTAACTCAATGGCTAAAGGAGAAACAATAATGCCAGTACCACAGGGAAACATAACAACGACAGAGATACT